AAAAATTTTTCAAAACTGTTCTGTACACGGGGAATGGTGGCGACAAATCTGTTACTGGCGTTGGATTTCAGCCCGATTTTGTTTGGATAAAATGTCGTTCGGTAGCTACAAACTGGAATGTGGTAGACGTTGTTCGTGGTGCCGATGCTATGTTGAGAATGGCAAGTAGTACCAACACAGAACAAAGTGGTGCAAACCAAGAATTTGAGAGTTTTGATGCTGATGGGTTTACGGTAACTCACCACGGTGGCGTTGTTGAAGAACTAAATAGAAGCAGTGCAACTTACGTTGCGTATTGCATGAAAGCTGGTGGGGCGGCTTCAAGTAATGGTAACGGCAGCATTACAAGTCAAGTAAGCGCAGCATCTCATGGTGGATTTAGCATTATTACATATACTGGCGATGGGAACGCTGGAGCTACAATAGGTCATGGCCTTAGTAAAGCTGCGGAGTTTCAAATTTTTAAACGGCGAACTCCTGCTCAAGATTACCACGTTGGTACAAACATAACAGGATCAATTACTGGTTATGAATTTAATAACGCCACTGCAAGTGTTACTGCGGCGGTTACTGCATTTAATGCAACCACTACAGCGTTGGATAGTCAGGGCGTTGTTAATGATGAAGATGATACTTATGTAAGTTATGCTTTTGCTAGGACACCGGGTCTGATTGGTATTGGCTCATATACAGGAAATAACTCTGCTGATGGTCCATATATAGTTATTGATGACGGGGCATCTGGTTTCAGACCGGCTTGGGTAATGATAAAAAGAATTGGGTCTACAGGAAATTGGGTTATTCGTGATGCGGTAAGAAACCCATATAACCCTGTAAACTTAGAACTTTATGCTAATGCGACTGATGCAGATTATACAGAAGACCCTGGCTTAGATTTTACTGCGAATGGTTTTAAACTTAGAGATACGGCGGGAGCAATCAATGCTTCTGACAGCTACATCTATCTAGCATTTGCCGAGAATCCATTTGGTGGCGACGGTGTAGCGCAAGCGAAGGCACGGTAATAAAACATGGCCCAAAAAGTGACGACCAAGGTAGAGAGAAAGATAATCCGCCGTAGAAGCAAGCCTGTTCATCTTCGGCACCGAAAGAAACTGGGTCCAAAGTCGCATATGCGCGTAAGATAGATCGGAGAAGGAAAATGACCACAGTATACAAGGTTAATGGTCAAACAATCAGACCGGGTCGCGCATGGAAAGATGCGAACGGCACCCTACAGCCTAAGAACTGGCAAATTTGGTCTGAGGACGAGAAAAAGGCAGCGGGTATCTCTGAGGTTGTAATGCAGCCGTTTCCTGATGAGAGGCTTTATTGGTCATCCCATAATGACGATGGAACCGTTGCCTCAACAGCTAAGTCATTAACGGATGTGAATGAAGTCGATAAGGACGGAAAAGCTATTCTTGATAGCGACGGCAACCAGCTTGTAACGCTTGGAGTCAAAAGCAACCTTAAGAATGAGGTAAAAAGTCAACAGGCATCCCTCCTCGCTCAAACCGATTGGGCCATAGTGCGGAAGGCCGATAAAGGCACTGCTGTACCATCTAACATTCAAACATGGCGAGACGCTATCCGCACCAAAGCCACCGAAATGGAAACGGCGATTGACAATGCTGCGGACACAGCAGCGGTAGAATCGTTGTTTCTTAAATGGACAACGGACAGTGATGGCAAGACCACCAAATCCGGTATTCTTTATGATTGGCCTGAACTCGGATCGTAACTATGCCGTTAACCAAGATCACCTTCAAGCCAGGTATAAACAAAGAATCCACCTCCTACGCGGCGGAAAACGGTTGGTTTGACTCCAACCTTATTCGTTTCCGTAAGGGGCGCCCTGAGAAGATGGGTGGCTGGCAGAAGGTCAGTTCTAACGCAGTAACCGGAACGACCCGGTCTCTGCACACATTTTCCGCGCTAGACGCTTCAAAGTTTATGGGTGTCGGCACAGAGAAGAAGTTCTATATCGAGGAGGGCGGAACTTTCCATGATGTAACGCCTTTAAGGCGTACTCAGACCCTAGGATCAAACCCGATCACAACGAGCTCTTCTGGAAGCTCTGTGATCACCATCACTGACACCAATCACGGCGCTCGAACGGGCGACTTCGTTACGATATCTGGGGCGACAACAACGGATGGGATTACGGCAGCTCAAATTAATTTGGAGTTTGAACTTACCGTTGTTAACTCAAACACCTATACGCTGACCACGACGGGAAGTGCGTCTTCTGGAAGCACCGCCGGCGGTGGATCTTCGGTTGTTGCGGCATATCAGATCAGCGCGGGACTAGGAATTGTGGTTCCCGGTACAGGTTGGGGCGCTGGTTTCTGGGGCGGGTACAACAGTTCCTTCTCTGAGACAACTCTTGATGGTGCGATTAACAACTCAGTTACGTCCTTGGCTCTGACATCTGCGTCAGACTTTGAGACGGTAGCTTCGACGCTATCCGCGAACATAACCGACGTAAGCACTTCGATACCTTTAGCAGACTCTTCTTCGTTCCCTGCCAAAGGCACTATCTTGGTTGGCAGTGAAAAGATTGAGTACGGCAACAATAGCTCAAATGTTCTCTCTGATCTTACACGTGGCGCAGACAGTACAACCGCCGCAGCAGGCAGTAGTGGCGCGAGTGTAACGTTTGTTGGCCTTATGTTAATAGACGAAGAGCTTATTCAATATACGGGGAAGAGCACGAACACTATAAACGCGGGCGTGGTTAGAGGGGTTCGCGGCACAACAGCAGCGGCTCATGATGACGATGTTGCGGTTAAAGAAGCGAACGCTTTTGTAGGGTGGGGCGAGGCCGCAAATATAACGACATCCGCAGGGTCCAACATTCGTCTATGGGCTCAAGACAATTGGGGCGAAGACTTAATTTTTAATGCGTTCGATGGAACCCCGTATTATTGGGACCGCACCCTAGGAACAACGGCCAGAGCAACAAGTCTTGCCGCGCAGTCAGGTGCATCCGACGCACCGACAGTTGTTCGCAAGGTAATGATATCCACTACAGATCGTCACGTAGTTTGTTTTGGCTGTAACCCCCGGGGCTCTACAGAGCAAGACTTGCTTGAGGTGCGTTGGTCCGATCAAGAAGATCCGTTTAACTGGACGCCTACAGTTACGAACACGGCTGGTGGCGTTCGTTTGTCTGCTGGTTCGGAGATTATTACAGCCGTTAAGACGAGACAGGAGATACTGATCTGGACGGACGCCAACCTTCACGCGATGCGATTTGTTGGTCCAGACGACATTTTTTCTTTTGCTCTAGTCGCCAGTAATACGTCGATTATAGGTTTTAACGCCGCTGTTACTGTAGGTGATCGCACCTTCTGGATGGGCCGCAACAACTTCTATGTCTATGCTGGTCGATTACAGGTCATTCCTTGCACTGTTCTGGATCACGTGTTCTCAAATATAAACACATCGCAGAACTTCAAGTTCTTTGCAGCGTCGAACAAGCTGTTTGACGAGGTGTTCTGGTTCTACGCATCTGCAAGCTCTGAAGAGATCGACAGGTACGTTAAATTTAACCACGTTGAGGGGACATGGGACATCGGAACCCTAGCAAGAACAGCTTGGGTTGATCTTGGGGTTCATGACAACCCGAGAGGTGCAGGATCTGCTAGTAGTGTTGAGTATATCTACTCTCATGAGAACGGGCAAAACGACGATGGCAGTGCTATGGATTGCTTTATTGAGTCTGCCGACTTTGACCTCGGTGACGGTGAGCAATTTATGTTTGTAGACAAACTGATACCTGATGTTCGGTTGAATGACACCAGTAGTGATAGCACTGGGTCGATAGACTACGTCATAAAGACACGTAACTTCCCTCTTGAATCCCTAACCACAAACTCTACGAGCACGGTTATCAGTTCCACGCAACAATCTTTTATGAGAGCTCGAGGCCGTCAGGCGGTTGTACGAATTCAAAGTGACTCTGCCGATCTTAATTGGACACTGGGTGATCTTCGTTTGAACCTTAGACCTGATGGGAGACGGTAATGGCCAAGCTTCTTGATCAAGAACTGCCTAAAGCTCCTGTCACATACGAGGTAGAGGTGTTTGATCTTATCTTTAGCGATGTTGAACGGGCACTCTCAACGAAAGAGCTCCCCAACGTTGTAGCGGATCGTGATGATGTTCACAGCGTAAACTGGTTCATGAGCTGATGGCGATTGCGTACAAAAATATAACCACTTTAGTGGATAGCACAGGGGACGTTACGGTGTACACGTGCCCTAGTGTTACGCAGTCCATAATCAAAAACATAAATTTGTACAATAGCCACAGTGGGACTATAGTGATATACCCTAAGATTACCGATAGCTCCGCATCTGTTACGGCTACTTTGCAGAAGATAAGTCTCGGAACTCTCGCACAAACGTCCCTTGCTGGACCTTTTGTATTGGAAGCAAGTGACGTTCTGATATTGAACTGTGACACTGCATCCAAGATTTTCGCAGTAGCTAGTATATTAGAGGTGTCGTAATGCAGGCTGTAGGACCTAAATACGAAGGGGAGCCCACCGTAGAGGCGCTTGCAAACGGGCTTGCCTCACTAGGCCGATATGGCGATGCCTACATGGTTCATGCCGCCGAGGGCGAAACGGTTGTTCCTAAAGAAGTTCTAGAAGCGAATCCCGGTCTGAAAAGCCAGCTTTTGTGGCAGATGAAGATGATGGGTATTGAGAACCCGAATCGCTACGTTGTAGGTAGCGAGTTCAACTCAATCAACCCTGTCACAGGTCAGCCTGAGTTCTTCTTCAAAAAGGTCTTCAAGGCCGTTAAGAAAGTCTTCAAGAAAGTTCTGCCTATTGCTGCCCCTATCATTGGTAACATGATCGCTCCGGGCATCGGCGGTCCCATTGCCGCAGCTCTGAGTGCGAAGCTGACAGGGGGCTCCATGAGCGATGCCCTCAAACAAGCCGCGTTTGCCTATGGGGCGCAGACCCTTGGTTCAGGGATCATGGGCGCT